TGGACCAGTAACTCCTGTCGGACCTGTTGGACCAGTTGGACCTGTGGGACCATCATCTCCTTGATTACCCTGATTACCAGCCGCACCTGTGGGACCAGTAGGTCCAGTTGGTCCTGTTGGACCAGTAACAGTTGAGTCTGCTCCAGTTGGACCTGTGGAACCAGTGGGTCCAGTAGGACCATCAGCTCCTGTTGGACCAGTCGGACCAGTGGCTCCATCATCACCAGTAGTAAATTCAGTAAAAGTTGAAGATGTAACCGTGCCAGTATTTCTATAAGTTGTCTTTGCCACTGTATCTATAAAAATACAGCCAATAGCAAATCCAGCCGCACTTGCAGGAGGAGTGGCTTTTCCTCTTGCTCTTGCAATCTTTCCCTTTTCATCATATTCAACTGCAATGAATCCAACACCACCTATAGTTATAGGTGCTCCAGCAATCAAGATTGGTCTGTTAAATATTTTCATGTTAGTTGTCTTAATCTAATTAAGAGGTTCTTCCGAAGAACGCTTACCTCTACCCCAATGTCGGGGAAAGGGATTACTCCCCTCCCGACATTAAGGATTTAATCCCAAATTAGGGATTTTAAATTATACCCACGAACTTGTGTCAACCTTGGCATAAACTAAAGATTTCTTTTCTTTAGCAAATGTTTTCTTTCCGTAAAGAGTCCAAGGATACACATACTTACCTAATCTCTTCTCGGCAACCCTAAATTCAATATTAGGTTCTTTCTGAATAACAAGGTCAGTTGCACCCTTAATACCAAATAAAGGATGTTGAATATTGCTTGTAAGAGAAAGGTTAGAAGCACCTGAAACATCTATAACAACATCACCATAACCAGTAATGGTTAAGGTGTGAGTGTCAAAAGCTGCAGAAATGCCTCCTAAATGTAATGCCTCTCTGTCGTCTTCTACAACATCGTAATAAGTATCAACAGTTCCTGCAGTTGTTCCGTTAATTGCAAGAACAACATTAGCCATTGTAGCTGCTTCATTACCTCCAATATCTATTTCACCTGCAGTATCACAATTACCACCATCGGCTTCAAATGTGAATTTAACTCCATCAATGTAAAAGTATTCAGCATCTACACCGATTGCATTTGAAGTAATAACGGCTGTAAAAGGAACATTATTTGAGTAATGAATATCAAACCAAAATCTTTGTCCAATTAAACCATTCAATCCTATCTTGTCTCCGAAAGCTGTCTCTCTTCCACTAACTGCTAATCTTAGATATTCTCGCAACGTTGGACCAATAACAGAAAATCTGCCATTTTGTCCTCTATTGTATTTATCTAATTTACGACCAGCAACAGTAAAGAGATTTGAAATGTTAGCGATACTAACACTCGCAGCTCCAGTTCCAGAACCTCCTAAGTCTTGAGCAGAAACATAACTGTAAGCATTGCTATACTCAGCTAACACTGCTTGATCAATTCTGTTGTTCAAAACTTGCTGTGAGTCTTTGGCGTAAATTGCCGCCATATCCCACTTGTTCTGCAACTTATCAATGTCATCCACATAGAAAGGAACAACCCTACAAGTATCAATATCAAGATATTCATTCTGACCAGTAAGTTCATTCACTGTAGAAATATCAACACCTTTCACATAAGCCTGGTCTTTTAATGGACCGCGGTATGGTTTATTTACTCTTGTTCCTTCAACCAATACATCCCTTAAATCTTCGTTTGCAATAGCACGGGCAACATTTTCCTTGAAGTAGATTTTCTGCATTTCGGGTGCCCAAAATTCCTGATTAAACGTAGTTAAAGCGTTTTCACTATCTGCCATTTTAGTATTTAATTTTAACTCCTAAAAAGTTCGATTACTGCTCCTTTAAATATTTCTTGTAATCCTCCCACTCTTGTCTTCCTTCTTTTGTTGACATATCGGGTTTGGGTGGACCAGCAGAAAAATCTCGCTTTGTAGGAGCCTTACGCTTTCCGCCAATTCCTGCTTCCTCGACTTTTGCAGCCTCATCTTCCTTTCCTTTCAAGAACTTGAAAAAATCAGAATCTAAGACTTGCTTTACTGTAAAGCCCTTGGCTTTAGCGTAAGCCTTAATTTCTGTTTTTGCTTCGTCGCTAATCTCAATAGCGTTAAGCTCCTTCTCTTCCAGTTTCTCATTAACAGTTTTGTTAATAAGTTCGCCTATATCTTCCTTCTTTGTTTCAACAGGAGCTTCCGTAGTCTCAGGTTTATCCTCTTTTTTCTGCTCTTTAGCGGTTGCTTTCTCTCGCCAAGAACGTTTTTGCGTAATGGCTTTAGAAAGCACTTTTTTCTGCGAAGTTCGGTCTTCAACGAGCTTATCAATAAGCTCCTTGTTATCATCTTCATCAAGACCAAAAGCCTCAATGACAGATTTACGAACTTCCTCGTCTGGAGTTTCTTTTAGGAGTTCTTCTTCCTGTGTCTTCTCTTCTTGAGTTTCAACAGGAAGAGTTGTCTCTTTTTGGATTTCTTCCATATTTTTTTT